TTTTCGGCGGACTAATTTGACATAGACATTGCCGAAAAATAAGACGCAATTTTTCGCGAGCTAATTTTCAGCGCGGCAATCTGAAATTAGTATGCAATTTTCGGCGAGCTAACTCTACAGAGGTGTTGCTGAAAAATAGGACGCAATTTTCAGCGAGCTAACTCGACATCAACACGATTTAAAGGAGAAATGGAAAAAATGACAGAACTGATGAAAAAGGCAATAGCCAAAATCGACGCCGAGGGCGAAAAGGGCGGCACGAATCAGAAGCGCATAGCGCAGTATATCATCGATGCGCTTATAACCGACGATATCAGCGCGGGCAAGGTCGCGGATGGGAAAAAGAGCCTTGCGGACTGTGTGAAAGCCGTGACAGGAAAAGCAAGAAAGCATGCCGAGAACGGCTGCGCGATGGTCGAAGATGAAACGGTCTACTCTTGGATCCGCGAATATTACGGAATCGCCGAAGAGCCGAAGACCGACAACATTATCAGCCTTGACCTTGCGGATCTGCTGTGAGGTGGCAACATGGGACAAAAAGCGAAGAAAATCACCGAAGAACAGTATCGGCACGCAAAAAAAAAGGCTTTTGCCAAGTCGATTTACGGCCTGCCGAAAAAGGTAGAGAAGTGGATTGATGAGTCTGTCTTGACATACAGCCGCTATCTTTTCACATACCGAGAAAAAGGGAAAAGGTACGGATATTGCACACACTGTCACCAAGATGTGGTGCTTGAGCTCGGCAGAACCTTCACGCCGGCCGACGAAGAGAACATCTATCGACGGCATAAGGAAATAGGCTTCTGTCCTGCGTGCAAGAGTCCGGTGCAGTTCCGCGACATGGGGCGAGGCCGGGGAAGATTGGTCGACGAAGAATATGTCGTTTTTTCCGACAAGTTGAGAGACGGCGGCGTGCTTGTTCGAGCGGGCTTTGTCCGCCGAGATTACAGCGAGGAAATTAGAGACGTCGGCACCGATTTTTTTGAAAGATACCGAATCTACTACAACACCGATGTAGATGTCGCCTGGAATAAAGTTTATTCATATTATGGCGGCTACAATTGGGGCAGGATGACGACCATACCCGAGCCGAGTGCGGGTCAGCCGTATTATACATCCGAAAAAAACTATATTTATACAAGATATTACGGATTTACCGACGAGATTTTCAAAAAAACAAATTTGAAATATGCGCAAATTGAGACGGTCATGTCAGACAGCAGATATGTCGAAGTTTGCAGCTATCTTGATCGATTTGTAAAAAACCCGGAGCTTGTGGAAAAACTTGTTAAAGAAGGCTTTTTGGTTTTTGCCTCGCATCAATATTGTCAAGCACAAATAAACAGACGGGCAAAGACAGTGTCCGCCGCCCTCGGTCTCAACAAGAAAGAGCTCCGCGAGCTTGAGGATAAGACTGAGACAAGCGTGAAATACGCGCAAATCGCGAAAGCGTATGGAATCACTCCGGCGCAGGCGAGGAAATATGCCTCATATGGATCGACAAGTATCGAAAACGTCGAGAAGCATTTGCCTTTCAAAAAAGCGGTTAAATATCTCGACAAGCAGGAGGAAACGATATACACGCTTTGCGACTACTGGCGAGATTGCGAAAAGCTCAAGCTTGATCTCAAGCGCGAGGATATCCTCCTGCCGCCGAATCTCGCGCAGGCGCACCAGCGCACAAACGAAGCCCTTGCGGAAGCAAGACGGCAAAAGGAGCTCGAAGAGACGCGCAGAATGCAGGAAGAGTTTGGAAAGCGGCTCAAAAAGCTCGAGCGGGACTTTGATTTTGAAAGCGGCGCCCTGTTGATTCGCCCGGCGCGAAGCCACGCCGAGCTTATCGACGAGGGAAGCGCGCTGCATCACTGCGTCGCTACATATGCAAAAAAACACCTGAGCGGGCAGACGGTTATCTTTTTTATCAGAAAGAAAAACGAGCCGGACAAGCCTTTTTATACCTTGGAATATAACCCGAAGACCGAGAGCATCGTCCAGTGCCGTGGCTTGCACAACTGCGGCAAGACCCCGGAGGTCGAGGCCTTTGTAGACGCGTGGAGCGGGTACATCAGAAATAAAAAGAGTCACGCGGCAGCGTGAGAGAGGAGAAACATATGAACGAAGTAATCAGAAGCATGGAACTCAGCGGGAACCTGAGCGAGGAACAGAACGAGGCGTTAAATCTCCACTACGAGATAATCGCAAAAGGCAACCTTGCCGCGTCCGCTATGGTGGACTTTTGTCAGAATCTTAAAAGGATGCGCGACGAGCGTAAATATCTTTCACTCGGGCATGAGACGTTTGAGGAGTATGTCGAGCAGGATGTCGGTATCAAGCAGCGACAAGCCTATACATATATACAAGCTCTCGAGTCGCTCGGCGAGAAATATTTGCAGTCGAATGCAAGTCTCGGAATCTCGAAGCTCGGAATGCTCGCCGCTCTGCCGTGGTATGAGCGCAAGGAAGTCGAGGAGAACAACGATGTCGCGGAGATGTCCACCCGCGAACTGAAAGAGACTATCAGCAAGCTGCACGAGGCGCAGGAGCAGTTGACGCTTATCACTGCCGAGCGCGACGAGCTCGCGAAAAGCAGCCAAGAGCACGAAGACCTTTCCGACACCGTCCGCCGCCTGCGCGAAGAGCTGAAAGCGGCGTCCGAAAAGCCTGCCGCGACGGTCATGCGCGAGCCGACCGCCGAAGAGATAAAGCAGTATACCGCCGACGCGATTGAAAAAGAGCGCGCAAAGGCGAAAAAGGACAAGGAGAAAGCGATCGCCGAGGCCGAGAAGCGGGTGCGCGATGCCGCCGAGAAATCTGCCGCCGACGAGTTCGGCAGGAAGACCGAAGAGCTTGAGAAGAAATACAAGGCGGTGCTCGACGCCGCCGAAAAAGAGAAAAGCGAGCTGACTGGACGGCTCGAAAAGGTCGAAAAGGACGCGAAGCTCACCGCCTCGCCGGAGGTCGCAAAATTCAGCGTCTGCTTTGACAGCATACAGAAATATATCAATGCCATGCGCGACATTATCGCGTCGATGGACGACAAGACCACCGCCGCCAAGCTTCGCGACGCGATGCGGAAGCTCGGAACGCTGCTGCAGGAGGGTTGAGTATGGATTACAGTAAAACGATAGATTTTTTTGTTGAAACGCATAGGCTCTGCGCCTCGCACAGGGATTGCAAGCTTAGCATAGTCGATAAATGTCCTTTGTATGAGTTTTGTAAAAAAGGGGTTCTAACCCTTTCGCGAAAGGATATTGAATATGCGATTGAAACTTTACATAAATGGAGCAGAGAGAACCCGCGAAAAACCTATGTGAAAGACTTTTTTGAGAAGTTTCCGGAAGCAAAGCCGGATAAAGAAGGTGTGCCGAGGATGTGCCGCGCCAACTGCTACGGTGGAAGCTGCCAGTACTCCGCTGTTTCCGGAGCGGGTCGGGCACCGTGTAAAGATTGCTGGAACGAGGAAATGGAGGCAGCGGACGATGAATAAAAAGAAAGCCAGAATCATAATGTGTACGCATTTCAACTGCGACCACCGTCGTGGGAATTACTGCTGTTTCCAGTGTCAGAAAATCGGCACTTGTAAAAATCCTTGTTATAACAGCCCGCTGAAATGCGGACTGGCAAAGGAGGTTGAACATTATGAAGAATCTGACGCTTGAACAGCTGATCCGGGCGACCGAACTCTGCGGAGCGGGCGCCCCCGGATCTTGTCCGGAATGTCCCTGCTTTGACCCGAGCGGAGATTTTGAGTGCATTGAATACCTCATGTCGCAGGCTGCGGCTGCGCTTAAAGAGTATTTCTGCAACGGCGGAGGAGAGCTATGACAAAGTCAATTTTGCTGAGTATCAGACCACGATATTGCGAACTGATAGCAAGCGGAAAGAAAAAAGTCGAACTTCGAAAGAACGAACCAAAAATCAAGACACCGTTTAAGTGTTATATCTACTGCACCAAAGGTAGAAGTGATGCAAAGAAAGGGCAACTTTCCTTTTGCGGTAGAGTTATTGGGGAATTTGTGTGTAACGCTATTTTTCCAATTGCTTTTGAATATCTCGGTGCGCAAGAAATATCGGAAATAGAAGTTCCTCTTCTTTGCCTTACGGATAAACAAATTATAAGTTATCTTGGAAACGGCAAGGTAGGATTCGGCTGGAGTATATCTGACCTTGTTATTTACGATGATCCAAAAAGGCTTAGTGAGTTCGGGCTCAAACGACCGCCGCAAAGTTGGTGTTATGTGCCCCAAGGAGGAACAAAATGACGAAAGTTGAAATGCTTATTCTTACTGCTCTTTTGGCGAATTTAGCAGTAATGGTTATTAACCTGGCACGCGACCTGCTGATATGGGTTAAAAAGAATCGTCGCGAACGCTCCATCAATAGGAAAAACGAGCAGCTTGAAAAAATTGAAGAATTAACGAACCAAATGTGCTTTGAACGCGAGACTAATAAAGAGCTTATCGAAAAGTGTCAAGAACTTCTTAAAAGCAAAAACGAGCTTGTCAGAAAATTAAGGGAGAGCACTACAAACAGCAAACTCAAATTGTGCCCGCAGTGCGGCGGAGAAGTCGCACTTTTGTATGATGCATGTGTCAACGGTTACTACATTGTCCCGAAAGAAAAAAATAACTGTGGTTATTGCAAGAGCTTCGGGACTGTGTGTGACGACAGGGAAGAGGTAATTAAACTTTGGAACAGTTTGGGCGACCTTTGGATTAAAACAGAAACAGGAGTTTAATATGAAAATCAAAAAAATCATAAGCCTGTGCAAGGCAAATAAGTGCATATCGCTGTACGATATGACAACGCAGATGCTCGGCGACGGTCTCGCCGCCTATTACCTTAACGACTGCCCGGTTTTTTCAATCGACTCGCTTATGACATCTTTCGATATCACACCGACGCAGGCGGACAAAATCGTGCAGCGGTATACTGCCGAGCCGCCGGAAGCGTTTTTGAAGATGGTCAAGGACGAGTTTGACGGAGAGGAGCGCTGCGATCCTCTGCCGATATCTCTGCGGATAGGCTCTTATGACTATATACCATATAAGACTTCGGCCGGAATAGAGTTTGTCGAGTCAAAATATCTCGAGCCGCTTGATGTGGACGAGTTTGAGCTGTACTACCGTCAGACCGAGTCCGGCGCGTTCTTCGCGGCAAAAGCCGGATTCTTTGTGATGGCGATTATCCCAATCAGCACAACGCGGGTGCTGACTGAAAATACCGTCGGATATCTCGACGAGCTTTCGTCGATGAGTTTGATAAAATACGAAAATTTGAAATGAGGATGTGAAAAGCGGTGCGAGTCAAGAAACGAATATTTTCTGGCGCGGTTTGCGAGCAGGAAGTCTACACGGTTTCTGACCGCACCGCCAATGTCGCAAAAGCGCAGTACAAGCCAGTGCTCCGCACGGACGAGGAGCGCGAGCGCCACAACTTAATGATCGCGAGACGGAAGCACGCGCGAGTGTTCAACGAGAATTTCTCGCCGACTTCCCTATATTCAACTCTTACATTTGACAATGACCACGAAATACACGACTGGGGCGAGGCGCGCCGGTTGCGTACATTATATAAACGCAGACTACAATACGCGTGCCCCGAAGCGAAAATCAACCTTTATATGGGACGCGGCAGAAACACAAAAAGAATACATTTCCACATGGTCTCCGACGGCGTGCCGGAAGAGATCATCAAAGCGCAGTGGATCTATGGCGATATCGTGCAGATCGAGCACCTGCGCCGACACAACTATTATAACGGTATAGACCACGGTTGCGATTACACAGGTCTTGCCAATTACTTATTCGACCATTGGACGCCCGAGCAGGGCACTAAACATAGATATTTATCAACCCGCAACATGCGGCAGCCTGACAGCGAGGACGCAAAGGTCGCGCTCCGGAGCTACAGCCCGGACAACCCGCCGATCGCCCCGAAGGGCTATCGCCTTGTCGAGTGCATTCAAAACAGATTCGGATATATGTGTTTTAAATACATAAAGGAGCCCGAAGACGAGCTGCCGAATCGACCGAGAAAAAGGAAAAACTGCTGACGGAAGTCAGCTTTTTAAAGCCTTGTAAATGTGTCAAGTTTCGCGACGAAGAGGAGGAAAACAAAATGAGCGATTATATTGACCGCAAGGAACTAATAAAACACATTAAAGATTTGCCGACATGGTGGGCAGACGGTTCTGCGCTATGTGCGTATTACCTAACAAAAGCAATAACAAGTATTGAGGAGGCTCCTGCCGCAGATGTACAAGAGGTCAAGCATGGCGAATGGAAGCTGTGCTATGAAGATTGGCGAAGGCAAATCACGGGCGACGAGTGCTCCGCTTGTGGATTCCAACGTTACGGAACATGTATATCACACTATCATTACTGTCCGAACTGCGGAGCAAAAATGGACGGAGGTAAAAAATGAGTGATTATATCGAGCGTGATTTGCTTTTGGCAGAAATAAAAGAACTTAAAAAGTCTCCGTGGTATAACGGCGGTTATGGAACTTATGAAAGAAATATCCGCCGCGAGGCAATCGACATTATTGTAGACCTTTGCATAAGGTCAGCTCCTGCCGCAGATGCGCAAGCTGTTAAACACGGCGAATGGATTAAGATGTACAACAACCCTGACGATGGTAATTATTATTGTTCTGAATGTCATCACAGTATAGACATCGCGACTGGAAGAGAAACACCAATAGACCGTGAGTTTTTTTATTGCCTGCACTGCGGCGCGAAAATGGAAAAGGGGGAATCTTTACGACAGTAGTGGAATACATAAACCGGATTCGGCACATGAACAACGAGCTGTCATTCAAACAGCGCCAGCGCGAGGAACTGCTTGATGTGCTCACATCGATTACCGCGCCGCAGGGCGAAGCCATACAAAAAACAGCAGATGACAAGATGAGCCGCCTAATTTCGCAGTATGTGGATTTGGGCGAAGAGATCGTGGAGCTTTATCGGCGGAAGTTTGCCGCAGAAACCGAACTTCTGTCGCTTACGCGTCAGCTCCCGCCGCAGTGGGAGGAGTTTGTGCTTTTGAGATATTGCAGGAATATGAGCATTGAGAGCATAGCGGAAGAAATGGGATATTCCTGTGAATGGTGCTGGAAGACCAACCGCAAGGCGAACGAAGCCCTGGAAATTTTGATAAACTCTAAAAGTGTACAGGAAAATACAGAGAAATACAGTTAAGGTCTGTGGTATGCTGTAGAAGTAAAAATAGACAACAACACCTATCTGGTTTTTCTTTTCTCCTTTCTTCCCGCCTCGCCCTGCGGCAGGTTTAATAGCAGGGCTTTTTATGCGGAGCTTTCAGGCGATATGCGCGCATAGGCGCATTAAAGGTTCGAGTCCTTTGCTCTGCCACAAAGTCCCGTGCATATGGCGGGGACGTGTGGGTTGCGCCACAAGCTCGGTACGTCAGACTATCCGCACCTCTCTATGATGTGTCCCAGCGATATCAAATCCGAGCAACTCAGGTTATCAAAAGGCGCATTTGCCTTTGTGTAGAGGGCGTTACGACGTCCCCTTAGTTTCCAGCCGCCAAGAGGGCGAGGAAGCGCGAGAAGTTAAGTATCGGGCGTTCCGGGACGAATCGGGCGCACAAGTTTGCGGACGGTAAAACGATGGCTGACGACAAGACGCAGTTCGGGCGGCACATATGGCAGCATACGGTTATCTCCGGGGCTCCCATCCCCCGAGGCGCGGTTTGACTCCGCGCGCCGCCAACACCTTCATTTGACGCACCTCTCGGCTCACAGAGAGGTGCGCTTTTTATGTCCTTTTAACTCAACAGGCAAGAGCCCGGTCGTATGATTTTTCCGGGACGCCGGTCCGAGTCCGGCAAGGGACAGACGCGGGCGCACTCCTCCGGGGGTGCGCTTTGCGGTCAACTGCAAAGGAGGAGCAGGATGTTTTATAAGCTCTGCGCCAAGTGCGGCGCAGTCATACCGCTCGGCGAGACGTACTGCGCCGAGTGTAAGCCGGAGAGGAAAGCAACAAGAGAAGAGCTCAAGATTGACGACAGCGAAGAGATGGATGCCAAAGCAGAAGCCTTTTACAACTCACGCCAGTGGAGGAGATTCCGCCAAGGCATACTCGCACGAGACCACTATCTGTGTGTCAACTGCGCGGCGAACGGTCGCTTGTCAGTGGCTTCGGATGTGCATCACATCGTCCGCGTTAAGCAGGACTGGAACAAGCGCTTTGATCCGTCCAACTGCATCTCGCTGTGCAAGGCATGTCACAACAAAGCAGACCGAGCGGGCGTGTCCCTGCCCCACGGGGGTGTGAAAAAAGTTTGACGCTTTTGCGGTAACCCGCCGCCGACCTAACTCTTCGCAGCAAAAACGCCGAAAATGAAAATCAAAGGAGTGAGAGCATGGCAGGGCGGCCAAGACAGCCGATAGACCTTCTCGTTTTGAACGGAAAATCGCACCTCGGGAAGGACGAAATTGAAGAGAGACGAGCAGCAGAAGTGACCGCGCCGTTCACGAAAATCGAACCGCCGGATTGTCTCTCGAAGAAACAAAAAAATAGATTCAATTATATCGCCCGGCAGCTCGCCGACATCGGATTGTATGCTGATATCGACGCCGAGTCGCTTGGACGCTACATAATCGCCGAGGAAACCTTGCAGAAAATCCGCAAGCGGTTAAAGAAAGAAATGCCGTTTGAGCAGTACGAAAAAACGCTGAATTTGCAGGCAAAATACCTCAAAATTTGCCAGCAATTCGCGGCCGACTTCGGCATGACCGTATCGAGCAGGTGCAAACTTATTATTCCGCAAAAGCCGAAAGAACCGGCAAACAAATTCGACCTTTTCGACGCGGATGAGCGTGGTGATGAGAGTGCAGGATAGAGCTACCTTGCACGCTGAGCGGGTGGTCTCCGGGCAGGAGCCGTCCTGCCTGACGCACCGTATGGCGTGCGAACGGCACCTGAACGAGATCGCTAAGCAGGGCACGAAAGAATTTCCGTTTGTGTGGTGTCCGGAGAAGTCCGAGAAGATACTGCGATATGCTGAAATGCTGACTATAGCCGAGGGCGCGCAGCCGCGTCCGGTTCGACTGCACGACTTCCAGTGCTTCGACCTGGGCGTGCCGTTTGGGTGGGTGCATGCCGAGACGGGTTTCCGACGCATCCGCCGAAAATATAAATCCGTCGCGAGACAGAACGGCAAGACATTTGAAAACGGAATCACCGGGTCGTACATCGCGAACTGGGGCGGATATAACTTCGGCAAGCTTTTCACGGCGGCAACGAAAAAGCGGCAGGCGAGAATCGCGTGGGAAGAAATCCAGAAATTTATAACGGCCGACAAAGACCTGCAGGCGCTGTTTGACGTCAAGGACTATAAGAGTCTTATCATTGCCAAACGCACCGGATGTACGATCGAGGCGCTGTCGAGAGAGAGCGGGCTTGACGATGGTTTCCGCGCAATCTTCTGCTCGGTCGACGAAATTCACCAGCACAAGGATAACGGCATTTACAAAGCCTTGTACAACGGCCAAGCCTCGCTTGACGAAGCTTTGATATCGATGATAACCACGCGCGGAAAAAGCTTGAACAGCTTCTGCCGCGAGATGGACGATTATTGCCTGCAGATACTTGCCGGCACGGCGGAAGCCGACGACTTTTTTGTTGACATTTACACACTGGACAAAGAGGACGACCCTTTTGACGAGAGCGTGTGGTATAAAGCGAATCCGCACCTCGTGACAGTACCGAGCGCGCTCGAACAGCTCCGCCGCGATGCGCAGACGGCGAAGCAGATGGGCGGCTTTGAAATGTCCGACTATATGACCAAGCGCCAAAACCTGTGGTATGAGTATGGCGACACGCAGTACATCATGCCGAACGAGTGGAAGCTCGGCCGGACAGAGATGACAATAGAGAACATGCGCGGCCGTAGATGTTTCGCCGGGCTTGACCTTTCGAGCGGCGGCGATCTGACCTCGCTCGCGCTGCTTTTTCCGCTTGACGATGGAAAGATATATGTTTGGTCACATTCCTACATTCCGGCGAAGCGACTTGAAGAACATATCATCACGGACACCGCGCCGTATGATGTGTGGGCAAAGTCCGGCTTGCTTACGCCGTCCGAAGCGGTCGGCGGTCTGAAAAACGACTATCTGCAAATCGTAGCGGATCTGAAAGAACTGCAGGAAAAGTTTGAAATCAACATCGCCTGCATCGGATATGACCCGCACAATGCGGACGCATTTTTGGAAGAACTTGATACGCTCGGCGCGCCGTTGCTTGAAGTAAAGCAGTCGGCGCGTTTTCTGTCAGACACGACTGTTGACTTTGCGCTTGAGGTCAAAGCCGGCAATGTGCTTTACGACCAGCGAAACGCGCTGATGTCGTGGTCCATTGTCAACGCAAAAAAAACGAAGAACTCTTTTGGCGAAATCAAAGTCGACAAGGAAGTGAACGCACGGCACGCGCGCATCGATGTCGTCGACGCTATTATCGACGCGCATGTCGCGTATCGAAAATCCAGCAAAGAAGAGACGCCGGACTATGAAACGGTGGTCGAAGATTATTTGAAGAAAATGGGGTGGGCTTGATGCCATTGTTTAAGAAAAAAAGTGCAAGCGACCAGCAGACGGTCGAGCGGCAGGCGCTGCTTGATTTTCTCGGCATAAGCGACGACGGCGAGGCTTTGGGCGAGGCGACATATTTTGCCTGTATAAAGATCCTGTCAGAAGCTATCGGAAAGATGCCGTTTAAAATCATGCGCACGACATCCGGCGGCGGAATCGAGACGGCGAAGAAGCACGAGCTTTACCGTCTGCTTGCGATCCGTCCGAATCCATATATGACCGCCACGCACTTTTGGTCGACGGTCGAAATCAACCGAAACCACTACGGCAACGCGTATGTGTGGATAACGGGAGCGGGCAAAAACACAAACTTGTGGTGCCTGCCGCCGGAGAGCGTGGAGATATACTGCGACGATAAAGGAATCTGGAACAGAAAAAAAGGTGCTATCTGGTATCTTTTCCATAATCCGAAAAGCGGCGAGACCGTCAGGATTCCGCACGACAGCATTATGCATTTTCGCACTTCCGTTTCTTTTGACGGCGTCGCCGGGCTGAGCGTCCGGGACCAGCTGAGCACAACGCTCGGCGGAAACATGCGCGGACAAAAGATGTTGAATGAGATGTACAAGAACGGCTTTACCGCGAAAGCCGTCCTGCAATATACCGGAAACCTGAACGACGAGCTTGAGAAGCGATATACCACGAAGATTGAAGAGTATATCACCGGAAAGGTCGACACGGTCAAAAACCTCGTGCCGATTCCGGCAGGCTCGACAATCCAGCCGCTGAACATGAAGCTCGCCGACAATCAGTTTATCGAGTTGAAAAAATACTCGGCGTTGCAGATCGCCGCCGCTTTTGGAATCAAACCGAATCAGATTAACGACTATGAGAAAGCAAGCTACGCCGCCGCAGAGCAGCAGCAGCTTGCTTTTTACATTGATACGCTTTTGTACATCTTGAAGCAGTACGAGGACGAGGTCACATACAAGCTTCTGAGCGACGAGGATATCGCGAGTGGGTATTTTGCGAAATTCAACGCGGCGGTCATTCTCCGCGCCGATTTTAAGACGCAGCTTGAAGCTATGGCGACCGCAGTGCAAAACGCCATTTACACACCGAATGAGGCACGCGCCTATTTGGATAAAGGCGAGCGTCCGGGCGGCGACCAGTTGATATGCAACGGATCCATGCTGCCGCTGACGCAAGCCGGAATACAGTACGCCAAAGGAGGTGAAAAAGATGAAGATTGACAAATGCGCCATTGTCAAGAGCCTTGAGCTTGACGATGACAAAATGGCGAAAATCAACGCCTATACGCTGAAAGAGCTGACCGCCGAAGAGGTATTCGCCTTTAAGATGGTCGCTTGCGACAACGAGATTGACCGCGACTATGAGGCATTTTCTGGCGAGACGCTTGAGCAGCTTGCCGAGCTGTACAAAGGCAAGACCGTTATAAGCGACCACAATCCGCAGAGCACAAATCAGTGCGCACGGATTTTTGACGCGGAGGTTATCACCAGTCCCGGCGAGACCACCAAGACCGGCGAAGAGTATAAACAGCTTGTCTTACACTGCTATTGCATTAAGGCAACGAGCGGGCAGCTCGTCGCCGAAATCGAGGGCGGCATCAAAAAGGAGTGCAGTGTCGGGTGCAGCGTCAAGTCTGCGCAGTGCTCTATCTGCGGCGGCGACGCCAGACGGTGCGAGCACTATCGCGGCAAACGGTACGACGGCGCGCTTTGCTTTTATAAGCTTGTCGGCGCGGTCGACGCTTATGAGGTTTCTTTTGTCGCGGTTCCCGCACAGCGCGCGGCGGGCGTGACCAAAGAGTTCGAGGGCGAGGAACCGCCCGAAGAAAAAGAAAAGTCCACAGACTACACGGATGCCATACGCATCCGTGAAAATTTTATCTACATGGAGGAATCAAACGATGAATAAGAAAATGAGAGATCTGCTTGCCAAAATCAAGTCCAAGACCGAAGAGGCAAGGCAACACAATGAGGCGGGCGAGGTTGACCTTGTCAAGGCTTGCCTCGACGAGGTCGACAACCTCAAGGGCGAGTATGAGACCGAGAAGCGCCTCTTTGAGGCGGAGCAGGACGAGCTCGACCCCGAGGGGCACGGTGACAACGGCGGTGCAGATCTCAGCGAAGAGAAGAGCTTTGTCGAATATCTGAGAAAGGCGGCCTCGGCGGGAATGTCGCAGGGCTCGAACGGTGCGATTATCCCGAAAACCATCGCGAGCAAGATAATCACCGATATTATCAACATCTCGCCTATCGTCGAGAGAGCGACTAAGTATTATACCAAAGGCGCGCTGTCGATTCCGGTTTACGGTACCGACTCATCCGCCGATTCTCCGACCGGAGACATCGCCGCAGCATATCAGGGCGCAGAGTTTACCGCGCTGACCGAAGGCCAGGGCAAGTTTACGAGCGTTGACCTTTCCGGCTATGTTCTCGGCGCTCTGACCGTCATTTCCAACAAGCTTATCAACAACACCGACATTAACATTGTCGCAAAGGTTGAGGAGCTTATGACCGAGGCTTTCCGCGTCAAGCTCGAGCGCGAGCTTATCCACGGCACGAGCGGCAAGATGACCGGCGCGGTCTCAACTACCAACAAAAAGACGCTGACTACATATGCGCTCTCCGGCATCACTTTTGATGTCCTTATCGATATGCAGGCGATGGTGCCGCAGATCTACCAGTCCAATGCGATGTGGATCATGAGCAACAAGACCTTTACCGCGCTCAGGAAGACCAAAAACTCGCAGAATGATTACCTGATGAAGGATGTCGAGACCGGTTTCGGTTGGAAAATTCTTGGCTCGCCTGTCTATCTTTCCGATGCTATGGATGAGGCAGACGCGCAGGAGGGCTTCCCCGTCCTCTACGGTGATTTTTCAGGTATGGCGCTTAAAATCGCAAAACAGCTCGAGCTGCAGGTGCTTAACGAGAAGTATGCCGACAAGAACGCAAAGGGCGTTGTCGGATGGCTCGAAGCGGATTCCAAGGTCGAGAACAATCAGAAGATTGCTGTCCTGCAGTCCGGCAAGCAGAACGGCTAAGGCGGTGTAAACAATGGCCGTATCACTGACGGAGGCTAAACGCTTCCTGCGTGTCGATGACGATGTCGACAATGCAATGATAAAAGGCTTTATCGACGCGGCCGAGAAATTTCTCTCGGCTGCCGTCGGCAGCGACTGTGACCTTAACGATCCGCGCGCACAGTTTCTTGTGCTCGTCGCCGTGCGTGATATGTACGACGGCGGCGAGCTAAACCGCACGGTGTCGGCGAACACCGAGAAGCTTTTTAACAGCTTTGCACTGCAGCTGAGAACGGAGGCAGGAGCCGATGTATCTGAAAAACAGAATTGAGGTCGCCTATATCGACAAGAGCGGGCAGGACGCCGACGGTTATGAAAAAAATACCGAGCGGCGCTTGCCGCTGTGGGCGCATGCGGAGTCGTCAAAGTCAAGCGAGTTTTACGAGGCGGCGCAAGCCGGCATGAAAGTCGAGCGGGTCTACGTCGTGCGCTCGCGGTCTTTTGACCGCCGTAGCAAATTTGTCTACGACGGCGAAACGAAACTGCAGATAACGCGCGTCTATGACCGTCTCGACGGTCTGACGGAGCTGCACTGCTCCGATATGAAGGTGGACTGAAATGGGAAAGTTTGATTTTGAAATTGACCCGGCCTTTTTGCGAAGTCTCGGCAAGCTGTCGGATGTCGACAAGTACGCGCCGCAGATGATTGACGCGGCAACTCCGATACTGGAAAAAAGTATAAAATCAGCACTTGCCGGGCACCGCCGTACCGGAACGATGGTCAACAGCGTCAAGCGCACGAGAGCTAAGAAAGCGAAAAACGGATCTTATCTCGCGACCGTCAGACCTACAAGAATGTCAAGAAAATACATTGACAAGCACGGCAAGGTAAAGAAGCGCAAAACTCCGGTCAGAAATATGGAAATTTTGGCGCACTTGGAGTACGGTACAAAGAATCAGGCACCGACGCCGATATTGACAAAAGCTGTTAACGACTGCCGCGCCGAGTGTGAGGCAGCAATGGCGGAAGTGTTCCGGCGTGAAACGGGGGTTGAAGGATGAATGTGAATCAGCTGATCATATCCGCGCTTAGCGACATGGGAATGAAAGTTTATCCGAACTTTTATTCCGGTGATGATGCCGAATATATCACCTTTACCTATCTCGACGAACGCCCGGAATTTTGGGCGGACGACGAGCCGATATATGACGGTACATATGTGCGCGTGTCGCTGTGGACGCGGAACAATCCGCAGAAATACAAAAAGCAAATCAGAAAACGGCTCCGCGCGGCGGGCTTTACGGTCACGTCGACTGCGGAGTTGTACGATGAAGAAAAGAACTATGTCCAAATCGCGGTTGATGCCGAGATTGAGGGCGTAGTCAATGACGAGGAGGACGATTAAAAAATGGCACAGTTTAAAGCATCTCTGCCTGTTTTTGCGCCGATAAAGTCAGAGACTGACTCGGCGATAACCTACGAAAACGGTGCTTTTGTCGGCAAGATGGTCAAGACCGAAGTCAAACCGAACAAGGTCGAAGGCTCTCTCTATGCCGACGACGCGCTGGCGGAGTATGAAACAGAATTTAAAGATGCCGACATCACGCTTGAGACGTCAACTATCCCGGTTGAAGTTTTTGTGAGCATGTTCGGCGAGACCAAGACGGAGGGCACCGGCACGGGCACACCGAAGCCGACCGTGCTGACCTCAAAGGATAGCGATACGCCGGTATATGGCGGATATGGCTTTGTTTCCGTCGAGGTCGTGGACGGCGTGAGAAAGTATCTGGCTTATGTTGTCCACAAGGTCAAATTCTCGCTTCCGAGCGAGACACACACCACCAAAGGCGACAACATCACCTTTAACACCTCGTCGATCGAGGGCAAGGCTATAGCGGACAAGTCCGGGGCATGGCGCACCAAGACCTATTACACCACCGCCGCCGAGGCGATCGCCGCACTTAAGACCAAGTTCGGAATCACGGTCTCCGACACATAAACCAAAAAGGAGGAGCGGGCGGGGAAACTCGCCCGCGCGTCTATTTATGAACGCTATTATTTGCGAAACAAAAGAAAGACGGGTTCCGCTGACTATCGGCGGAAAGACATATGACGTCGCTCTGACGCTTAACTGCATCGAGCAACTGCAGGAAAGATACGGCGAGCTTGAGAATGTCTTTGGAGCGTCGAGTGAGGTCAAACAACTTAAGTGGATCCTTGCTGTGCTTATCAACGACGCGGTCGATGCTTACAACGACGACCACGATGTCAAGCTCGAGCATGTCACCGAGAGCTATATCGGCAGAAAAATCGACATAGGAAACATCAGCGAGTACACCGACGTGCTGATGCAGACCTTCGGCGTGTCGCTTCCGACCGCCGAGGAGCTGCCGGAGGACGACGAGCTGAACGCCGCCGTCGATGCCGTGGCAGAAGCGGCAGGACTCGAAGAAACAAAAAACAGTCAGGCCGAGTAATCGTCGATGTTGACCTCTGGATTTTCAGAGCGACGGTATTACTCGGCTTTCCTTTTGCGCAGGCTTGGCGGCTGACTTTGCGGCAAGTCACGAGCCTGTATGAAAATTATTGCATATGGCATGGATTAGTCAAAAATGGGGAGGTGGATGATGAGTAGTAAAAACTTCCGCATAGGCCCGAAGATTGTATGCGACGGCGAAGCCGATTTCAAAAAAGCAATAAAGGACATCAATAACAGCATGCGGCTGTTGCGCTCCGAGGCGAAGAAGAACACACAAGAGTTCGCTCAGAACAAAGATCAGCTCGGATATTGCACATCGCAGTACTCGACTCTGAACCGCACTATGGCAGAGCAAAGAGCCAAAGTAGAGTTGATTAAAGACGCTTTAGCAAACGCCACCAAACATTTTGGCGAAAATTCCGACGCCGTGCGCGAGTGGGAAATTCAACTTAACTACGCGCAGGCGGACTTGGCTAAGTTTACAAAAGACGTCAACGACATGGGCAATGAGTGGGACAAGCTCGAAAAAGAATCGGGTCCAAAAACCACACTCGAAAAAATGGCCGATGGGCTTAACAATGTCCGCGACAAAATCGACAAGTTCAAGGACAAAATCAATGTCTTTGGAAAGTTGAAAGATAAGCTGTCCGAGGTCAAAGAAAAACTGAGCATTTTCAAACGGAGCACCAACGAAGCCGGAGACAGCCTCGAAAAAGCCGGGAAAAAGAGTATCAAGTTCGGCGACCTTATCAAGGCTCATGTCATAAGTGATGTTATCGTTGGCGGTCTGAAAAGTGTTGCCTCGGCCTGTAAGAGTATCGCTAAAGGGGTTTTTGATTTTGTCAAGGAATCAGTCGCAGGCTTCGGCGAGCTTGAGCAGAACCTCGGTGGCGCGGAGGCCGTTTTCGGCAGTCATGTCGATGCAGTCGTTGAAAAGAGTAAAAGTGCCTATAAAGACATGGGCGTTGCTCAAAGTGAATACCTCGCGACCGCGAACAAAATGGGCTCGCTGTTCCAGGGCTCCGGGCTGTCGCAGGAGCGCAGCCTTGAGCTGACCACAAAGGCTATGCAGCGCGCGACCGACGTCGCGTCCGTCATGGGCATTGACACATCGCAGGCGCTTGAATCTATCGCCGGAGCTGCAAAAGGCAACTTCACAATGATGGACAACCTCGGCGTGGCTATGAACGCGACGACCTTGCAGGCATATGCTGCCGGCAAGGGCATCAACTTTGTCTGGAACAAAGCATCGAACGCTGAAAAAGCCGAGCTTGCAATGCAGATGTTTTTTGAGAAAACGGAGCAGTATGCAGGCAACTTTGCGCGCGAAGCCGAAGAGACGCTGACCGGATCGATCGGCATGGCGCAGGCGGCAATGCAGACGCTGAAAGAAAACCTCGGCAACAGCGAAGCCGACCTCGAGCCGATGATTATGAATCTCCTGAACTCGGTCAAGGCGGTCATTCGCAACGCCGCTCCGGTCGTGCAGAATGTTGTCAACGCAATTTTGGAACAGACGCCGTTACTGCTTAAAGCAGGCGCGCAGATGGTCAACTCTCTGCTCGACGGTCTTGTCTCCAACCTCGCGCCGATACTCTCCGGCGCGGTTGACGTCGTCTTTACTCTGGTCGACGGCATCGTCGCGAATCTCGATCCTATCATGCAGGCGGCGGTCACGCTTATAGTCGTGCTTGTCGGCGCGCTTGCGGATAATATCGACAAGGTGATAGATGCGGCGTTTACGCTCGTCGACTCACTCGTCAACGCACTGCTTAAAGACGATAATCTTTCAAAAATTCTCAACTCGGCGGTCAGGTTGGTGATAGAAATATCGACCGGGCTTATCGCCAACGTTCCGCGCCTTATCCCGGCGGCATTTCAGCTGATCGGCGGCATTGTCAAAGGCTTGTGGGATAACAAAGGTCTTGTCGTGGACGCAATTGTCAAAGTCTGCAAGGCAATGCTCGAAGGCTTCAAAAACTTTTTCGGCATACACTCACCGTCAACCGTTTTTGCCGGACTCGGCAAAAATCTTCTCGAAGGTCTGTGGAACGGTATTAAGAACATGAAAGACTGGCTTATCCGAAAAATCAAGTCTCTTGGTTCTGCCGTCACGGAAGCGATGAAATCGGTGCTCGGCATACACTCGCCGTCGACCGTTTTCCGCGACCAGATCGGTAAAAACATGGCTCTCGGCGTTGGCGTCGGATTTGAAACCACGATGCGCGACGTCGCGAAGAGAATGACCGACTCCATTCCGATGGACGTTGACATCAACGCGACCGGGAATTTTACGGCGCGCCGAGCGCAGGCGGCAATTAGCGGCGGCAATAAGGTCTATAACTTTAATGTCACCATAAATGCCGCAGACGGCGGGGGCGATGTGAGAGCTCTCGCCTCGCGCATCGCCGAAGAAATCTACGACGAGATGCGCAGAAAGGAGCGGGCATATGCCTAAAACTTTCACTTTCAATTCAAAAAAATCGAGCGACTTCGGGCTTGTGGTGCAGGAGGCAACAATCAACAAAACACCGGCGCGACCGTATGATCTGCAAAAGATTCCCGGCCGCGCCGGGCTTTTGATAATCGATTCGAGCATCGACGACCTTGAAAATGTAGAAATCACCTACACCGTCGGCTGCAAAGACATTGCGGCAAACCGCGATGCTATCGCAGACTGGCTTTTCGGCAGTGCGGCATATGCTAAACTGGCGGACAGCTCCGACACAAGCAGCTATCGCATGGCGATCTGCACGAGCGGGCAGGATTGGGACGAGCAGATCCGGAATTTCGGCACGGCGAAGCTGGTGTTCAGCTGCAAACCGTTCCGCTTTCTGACTTCCGGCGATGTCAAAACGACGCTGACGGCGGCGAAAAAAATCACCAATCCGACGGCGTATTCCGCGCTGCCATATATCAAGATATACGGCAGTGGAAACATCACGCTTTCGATTGGCGGTCAGTCTTTTCCGTTTTTAAACATCGGCAGCTATATCGAGTGCGACAGTGCCTTGCAGCTGGTCTATACCGGCGCGACCGGGAAGTCAGACAGAGCCAACTTTGACAGCTTTCCGGTGCTGTCACCCGGGGGAAATGCTATAAGTTGGAGCGGCGGAACCGTGACCAAGGTCGAGATCGTGCCGCACTGGAGGCGCTTATGATACCGATACTTTATAAGCCGGACGCAAAAACCAAAATCGGTTGGCTTGCCGAGGCGAGCGACTGCCAATGCACGGAGGAGCGCAACGGCGTTTTCGAGCTCGAATTTCAATATCCGATGCTCGGACGATACGCCGCAGATCTTGTCATTGACCGATATGTCAAGGCAAAGCCAAACGCGACCGCCGCAAATCAGTTTTTCCACATCCGCAAAGTGTCAAAGCCTATCAACGGCATGTTTACCGTTAGCTGCGAACATATCAGCTACGCACTTTCCGGCTATCCGGTGCCGACCGTTTCGGCATCCGGAAACGCGCAGGTTGCGATAAATGCTATACTGACCGCCGCAAAGAATCAGCTCGGCAAGGACACAGGCTTTTCCGTGGCGACGACCGATATTACTCTGTCGTCGTCAATCGCACTGACCAATGTTTCGGCGCGCGCTGCGCTCGGCGGAGTGTCCGGCTCCGTCCTTGACGTCTACGGCGGCGAGTACGAGTTTGACAATCACACGATAAAGCTGCACAAGGCGCGCGGCAAAGATCGCGGGGTCAGAATTGCATACGGTCGCAACATGACGGAGTTAAAGTGCGATATCGATATGGACAGCGCATACACCGGCATATATGGCTATGTCAAAAACGACAATGTCGACTTGCACAGCTATAAGGCAGTGACCAACTCAAGCGGCATCAATGCAAAAACGCTGATACGCGACTTTTCGTCCGATTTTTCGGGCGGCGATAGCAAAATCACGCAGAGCGGGCTTGACTCGGCGGTGGCGGCATACGCGGCGGCAAATGATATCAACTCGCCGACCGTGTCAATGACGGTGTCATTTGTGGACTTGTCGCAATCGCCGGAATACGCGAGTTTTTCCGCGCTCGAGTCTGTCAGTCTTTGCGACACAGTGCAGATCTATCACAAAGACCTCAACATCAATATCAAAGCAAAGGTAATTAAAACTGTCTATGATGTCCTGCGCGAGCGGTACACATCAATTGACCTCGGCTCACCGCGCGCGAATTTTGCCGACGTAATAAAGCAGACGGTCAACGAGACTAAAGACCTGCGCGGTCAGCTCGTCGCGACGAAGTCAGACTTGACGGCGGCGTATGAAAAGGCGATAGCCAACGCAACGGCGGCCATCACCGGGAACAGCGGCGGATATGTCCGACTAAATCCGTCGCAGAATCCGCAGGAAATTTTAATCATGGACAAGCCGGACATCTCGACCGCCAAAAACATATGGCGATTTAACCTTTCCGGCTTTGGTCACTCGTCCGGCGGCTACTCCGGACCATACAGGACAGCAGTCACGCAGGACGGTCACATTGTCGCTGGCTTTATCGACACGGGCATTCTAAACGCGAACATCATCCGCGCCGGAATAATGCAGTCCACAAACGGCGAATTTTCCTTTAATCTCGAAACCGGGCACATCGAAGCTTCCGACATCAACATCACCGGCGGCGACATAAACCTTGACGGCGGTACTCTGTCAATCTTAAACAACGACGGCTATAAAGCCGACCTGTCCGGCGGCGTGCTTGACCTATATCAAGGCGCAGGCACGGAAACCGGAACAGGGGAAAAATATCTGACCTTTGGCAGCTCGATGCTGTATAAAACCGCGCTCGGCGGGGATTGGTATGCGACTATAGCTGCGCCGGAGTTTACGCTCGGCGAGGGGTCATCGAAAGGCTTTAGATTTGGCACGTCAACCGTCAACGCGTCTGCGGCGAAGCCTGCCGTCGGCGGTTTGGCGTACAACTGGGACACTGATTTCGCGATTATCGAAAAAAGCAGAACGAGAATCAGACAATGTGTCGAGACGAATGAGGCAAAAAATGACCAGTTTGAAAGCCTGATACACCACAGAACCGTCGGCGGAACAAATTTTAAACTGGGCGTTGGTATTGCAAAAATGAACGCCGAAAAGACACCGGGAGCGGGTTTGGAAATAAGGGGCGAGACCTCCGGCAAGCTCTGGGCGGGGCTTTATGCGTGGACAGAGGCTGATAATATTATGCGTCTAACATTTCAGACAAGCAATCAGGACAACACGACATACATCAGGACACTCACGGCAAATGGCGACTTTTTGTATTTTAATGGCAGACGGTTGAAATTTGCAGACGAATAGGCGGTGAAAAAATGACAAAAACCGAAATTGAAAAGAAAATCGCAGAGGTCAAAGCGCAGGGCGATGCCTTGCAAAAACATAACGCGCAGCTGATGCAGCAAATCGAGGTCAACAAGGTCGAAATCGCGAAGATTATCGGCAAGCTTGACCTTTTATCCGAAATGCTTACAGACTGCGAAAAACAGGCTGCAGAGCCCGCGAAAGAGGAGGTAAAGGAAGATGCAGGAAAGAACGATAAAAGTCGAATACAGCCGCCCGCGTGGCTACGACGTAGGCTATCGCGCGGAAAATAACTTTACCGTGCTTGCCTTGCCGGTGCCCGAAGAGCTCGAGGGCGCAGACAGCTATCGCGTATATTTTGAGTCGACTGTCGGGGAGCATCTGCAAACCGAGCTGCTGACACCCACAGACGGCTATGTGACTGTCAAAATCACAAGCGACATCGTGCCCGAGCCCGGCAACATGGCAGCGCAGCTTGTCGCCTTTGCGGACGGCGAGATAGTCGGCTATGCGCCTATGATAACAGGCTCTGCAAAGGTGTCAATCCCGGACGGCACAGAGCGGCTCTCGCACAGCCTCGCCGCCGAGATAGCTCTTAACACCGCCGCACGGCACGGCCATGATAACAAGTCGGTCATTGACCTGTTGACCGCCGATGATACCGGCACGCTGCTGTACGATGGCAAGGTTATAGGTGGCGGCGCATCCGACTTCATAATCAAAATGACGGTCACAAGCGACGACAATGGTAAGTATACGGTCACGTCTTGCAGCACAACAGTTGAGCAAATTGACGCAGCAGTTGCCGACGAAAAAAGAGTTGTTGTGATAGCCACTGATACAGACAACAATCTATCTTGGGATATACCTATTGTTCAAGGCTTTAACGGTAGCAACTATTATTTTGCCACATTTCTGCTTGGTCAAGCTATACTTTCATTTGTACAGAAGGTCGGAGAAAACCAAGATAGATGGCATTTCATAGTTGGTCAAATCGGTGCGGATTTTATTAGTTATTCAAATGACGCATTACCGAACATGTCGACAGTCGGAGAGGCACTCGACGAGCTTGTAAAAAAGTCTGGGCATACTCACACTAATAAAGACGTTCTTGACAAGCTCTCCGATTCAAACGGAAAACTGCAATATAATGGTTCCGATATATCCGTCACAAAAAACGGCGTTATCTCCGCGCTCGGTTATACCCCGCAGGCAGTCTCGACAAAAGTCTCCACAGGCTCAAATATAGCCCTTGCCGACAACACCGAGTATCGCCTCACCGATGTCACGACCTTAACACTGACATATCCTACAGGCAACTTCGAGTGCTGGATGCGCCTGAACTTCGCGGCGAGCGGTAATGTCACCGTCACTCTGCCGACAGGCACAAAGTATATTGGCACTGCGCCCGATTTTAAAAACGGCGAAACGTGGGAGCTCAGCTTCAAAGACAAAATCCTGGCGGCGCAGAAGGTCGGTGAGGGCACTTGAGCAGGCGCAGATTTATATGGCAAAGGGCACAAGCGCAGAGCGGACTGCCTGACGGTTACACGGCATTGGAATATATCCAGTCCTCGGGCACTCAGTACATCGACACCGGGCGCAAGCTGACGCAGGATTCTGATATCACCATAGATTTCAGGATAGTCGGTGAAATAAACAGGGACGCGGGCATATTCGGGTCGCGCCAGAGCGCGTTGAAAAATAATCTTACGCTGTTTCAAAACAAAAATCCGATTGTTTTCTCCGGCGACTTTTCCGAGTATCAAAAGCACCGTTTTGCGGCGGCTTCATCATTGGAACGAACAAAAATCCAAATGAACAAAGCCGGCGTGTGGGTCAATGATATTTTAAAAAAATCTTGGAGCGATGTCGCCGACTTCGAGACGCCGACAAACGGACTGATATTTGACGTCGGCAACAACAACTGGTCGGGCAATAAGGCTGTTATGCGGTTATATGGCTACACCGACGGCGATGCACAGCGGCTTGTCCCGTGCCTCGATGCAAACGGTGTGCCGTGCCTTTATGATCTTATAGGCAAAACGGCGCTCTATAATCAGGGCGCGGGCAGCTTCACATGGGGGTGAAAATATGATATACGGAAAACTGGTCGGCGGCGAGCTCAGAGGTGCGCCGCGACCGATAAAAACGGCGGACGGTGACGTGTTTACCAACGACCCCGCATTGCTTTTGCAGTACGGCTACAAGCCGATAATCACGGCGGATTATCCGTCCGACGGCGGGTATTATACCGAGTCGTGGACGGAAACGGAATCCGAGATAAGGCAAATCTGGACAGCCGCCGAGCCGCCCGAGGACATATCGGCTGACGAGGCACTGGATATCATCACAGGGGGTGCGGATATATGACGAGGACGCAGGCAAAACGCTTTCGCGAGATGATAACAAAAGCCGCCGCGAAGCTGACAAACGCCGAAGCTCTGACAAGTATCAGCCTATTTGAACCGTGGAGCGGCGAAAAAGACTATTCTGTCGGCGACAGGGTGCGCGACGGCGGGAAACTCTACCGTTGCTACAATGCGATATCCGCCAATCCCACATGGCTACCGAGCGCAACTCCCGCACACTGGGAGCGCGTGACTGTCGGCGAGGACGGCACTATAGAGAATCCGATAACTGCCGCTGCCGGTATGCGGTATTTCAAGGACAAGTACTATCTCGACGGCGGCAAAATTTACAGATGCACAAGAGATGACAGCGGCGGCGAGGGCACGGTCATGCACTATCTGCCGTCGCAGCTTGTGGGCATTTACTTCGAGGAGGTGACTACTACATAAGCGGTGTAAACATCTTCTTGACGGTGCTGAGCGTCGTAAACACCATATGCGCTATCGTCTTTGGCTATGTGGCATACAAGCGCAACGGCAAGCGCGACATCAAGACAGAGGGTGAAAAGGACGGCACCATACTGACCGAGCTTGGCTACATAAAGAGCGGCGTTGATGATATCAAACAAAAGCAGGAAAAGCAGGACGATCGGATCGGCAAAGTCATTGAGCGTCTGTCGTATGTCGAATCGTCAGCCAAACAGGCGCACCACAGAATCGATACGATTGAGCAGCAGCTTTATAAAAAATAAGGAGGTTATTATTATGACAAACAAAGAACTCGCAGCGAAGGTAAAGGATATCGCGCTGCACTACAAGACGCTTTATGTGAACGGCTGCTTCGGCGCACCGCTTACGGCATCCAACAAACAGCGTTATTGCAACAATAACGACTACAACAGAGACCCGAGCAGACAGAAGATGATAAAAGCGGCATCAGCTGACACCTTCGGTTTTGATTGCGTCTGCCTTATAAAGGGCGTGCTTTGGGGTTGGACAGGCGATAAGTCCAAACCCTACGGCGGCGCGAAGTACGCTTCGAACGGTGTGCCGGATATCAATGCGGATACGATGATCCAGAAGTGTACAGGCATCAGTACAAACTTCAACAAAATCGAAATCGGAGAAGCCCTGTGGTCTCCGGGGCATATCGGCGTGTACATAGGGTCAGGGCTTGCAGTCGAGTGTACGCCGCGCTGGAAGAACTGCGTGCAGATAACCGCCTGCAATTGCGACAAACCCGGTTACAATCGCCGCAACTGGTCGAAGCATGGTAAGCTACCGTATGTCAAATATGTCGCTGTCGCGGCACAGACGAAGCCTCAGGGCACAAAGAAATCCGTCGATGAGGTTGCTCGCGAAGTAATCAACGGTCAGTGGGGCAACGGTGCCGACCGTATGACGCGCCTGCGCAATGCCGGATATGACCCGAACGAGGTTCAGAAGCGTGTAAATGAAATCGTTTACACTCAGAAAAAGCCGGCTAAAAAATCCGTTGACACCGTTGCACGCGAGGTCATCGAGGGCAAATGGGGCAATGGCGCGATTCGAAAAATCAGGCTCAAAGCGGCGGGCTATAATCCTGCCGAAGTTCAGAAGAAAGTAAATCAGCTGCTTAAATAAGGAGGACAAGCACATGGAATACATAAAAGCATTTTGGGACAGCTGTGGAATGGGCATCCTTTGCACCATTCTGACAGCTATAGCATCATACCTCGGCGTATGCGCGAAGAAGCTCTTTCAGAAGTATTTTGACGACAAGACGAAGAAAGCGGTTGCCAAGACCTGCGTCGAGGCTATCGAGCAGCTCTACAAGGATCTGCACGGTCAAGAGAAATATGATAAGGCTGCCGAAGCAATCGTTGAAATGCTGAATGAAAAAGGCATAACGATTACCGACCTTGAGCTGAAAATGCTGATAGAAGCCACGGTGAGCAAATTCAATGAAGCGTTCCGTAAAGACTACGGATTTGATGATGTCACAGAGGAGGTAACAAAATGATAACTGCTATTGTTTTTAACCTCATGAACATGCTCGGGCTTTATGGAGCTTGGGCGGTCGTACAGATTCTCAAGCTCTTCGGAGCGATTTAAAACACAATCGGGCAGGGGATTTTCCTCTGCCCGATTTTCTATGTGGTTTACACTTTTTGGTATCCTTATTTATGTGAAAGACCGGGGCGGAAAAATCTGCCCCGGCCAACAGACCGTCCACAAGTGTGCCATACAGGCCTGTGGAAGAAGTCAATATCAGTATATGACGTTAATCAACAAATATTACAACACCGATTCCCAATCTTCCCGGAAACCGTAATAACGCAAACTCACAAACGGGTACTTACTTGACAGATTTGAAATTTCAGCTTTCAGTGCAGCAAGTTCTGTGGGTTTTAACAGACGACGCATAATCAAAACAAAGCTGTACAGATGGGCATTGTCTACATTCCCGTCAGGCTGTGTAATAAGCAAAGCGCGCTCTTGTTTGTTCAGCCAAGGCTTCTGTTCAAATAGACGATTATACAAACGACTGCCGTGGGCGCACAGGTTGCGAATAATGGTCATATAGTGCATAAAGCGTCCGAGAATTTCATCACCCCTGATCCCAAGCCCAAAGTGGTTGGCAACTGCAACTTTAATGTCGGTCTGAGAAATCTTGTATAAAAATGAAATGTCATGAATAGTCAATAAATCGACAAAAGCCCACAGAGGGATATCTTGATGAAGTTCATTTATAAAATGCTTTAAGTATGCTTCGTGCTCAAGACGGCGGGTTTTCAGCTTTTCTGCTTCTTTCATTATATTTGCGTGAGTATCCGTATTGGTAAAATTCGCAGGATCAAGATAACCAACCGCACCATAAACCTTGGTAAATTCATAAGAATACACAGATTTTATCGCGACTTCAATCAGCTCTATGTATTTCAAGAGGATATGGCGAAATTCGTAATCAAATTTGTAGATATCAATAATATTCTGAAATGTTGCGCCGGGTGTAAAAACATCGTGGTCGCGCAGGGTGAGTGAATAGCCACTAACACGATAATAGTTGTTATGTAAGAGAAACTCTTTGGCGACAGCCTTGTTGGGAATGCTTAGTCCTCTACTTTTTAGAATATCGATTTGCTAATCGATTGTTTTGAATTTTTTATTTGGCATGAAATTACCCCTTAAAAAACAGAACGCCCCCAAGTGTGCATGTAGCGCTAAATAGTGCCAACAGAGGCCTGGGGGAGATGTTGCTTAAATTATACTAACAACGAACACGTTTGTCAAGGGTTTTAAAAAATGTTTATGACAGTAAAACAGCATTTTGCCGACGCTGGCAAAATGGTATAAAGAACGCAGCTCCCGGTCTGACCGAGAGCCGCGTGAAATAGGATATAGAGCCGGAGGCTCTTTATTGCATTATAGCACGATTTTAGAAAAATTCAACAGCTTTTCGCCATACCTGATTTAACCTGATTTTCCGACGGTTGCTAACAAAAATCTAACAAAAAACTCAGAAAGCCTTTATTTTTCAAGGCTTTCGGCATTGCCACGCTTGCTTCACACGCAAGAGGTCCACGGTTCGAGTCCGTGCGTGTCCACCAAAAGCAGAAGCCCCGAAAGCGTTGATATACAACGGCTTCGGGGCTTTTTTGTTTTGCAAATCGGCGCGTTTTTATATTTCTCGTACAACCTCAAAAGACCTGATTTTCTGGCGGTTGCTAACAAAAATCTAACAAATTTTTTAGGTCAAATCGAGTTGACGGCATCTTTAAGCTGTGCCATCTCGATGTGGGTGTAGCGCTTGGTCGCCGCGTCGGAGACCTGACCCATAAGCTTTTGGATTCCCCATTTGTCGATGCCGTTGCGATAAAGCATCGACGCGAAGGTGTGCCGCGTGGCGTGCGGAGTCAGGCGCGGCAATCCGAGTGCTTCGAGCGTCGGATAATACCATTGGTTGCGGAAATACTTGTCGGTCACGCGGACGAGCTTACCGCGATATTCTTTGCAGACGATTGTCGGACCGTTCTTGTCGAGCCACTTTTGCAGATACGGTAAGACTTTATCAGACACCGGCACGATTCTGTTCTTGCCCGCCTCGGTCTTTTCGCCGCCGGTCAAAGTGTGGTTTTCCGGATCCCAGCTAAAGCGCGTGAGCGACAGAAACTCGTTGATTCGCCATCCGGTATAGCACATAATCACTATCAAATCCGCATACATAAAGCCCCTTTCCGCCGCCTCTTCGAGCTTGTGCAGCTCAAGATCGGAAAATGGCGTCTTTTCCTTTTCTTCCATTTTCGGCAGCGTGGTAAAAGAAGCGTAATTTTTTGATATGACATCCGTCTGTACGGCGTAGTCGCAGAGCATTCCGGCAAAGACCTTTGTTTTTTGCACCGAGGACACGGAAAGCCCGTCTTCGTATGCCTTGGTTATCACCGCCTGATAGTGCGCTGTCCGCAAGTCTTTTACTTTATAGTCGCCCAAAACGGAAAGGCGGTTTTTCCATGCGCCGAGATAGGTGTCGCGGGCTTGCTTGGATAAGTTTTGAAACCGCTGAAGCTTGACAAACTCTTCGTATAGCTGCCGGAAAGTCATTTCTTCGGCGGGAGCCGGAACAAGCGCGGTCGGCGATTCGTTCCACGCCCCGAGGGCGGTCATTGCCTCGGCGCGCGTGGCGTAGTAGCCTATGACCGTTCTTTTTTTTGATATGCTGTCGGCGACGAAGTGCGCCGGGGTCAACGCGATCCACGGTTTGCGCCGTTTGCCGCTGAGTTTATACACGGACCCATATCCGTTCGGATTTTTCATAAAAAATACCGCTCCTTTGCTTGTACTTTCCCGGAGCGGGTGATATAATAAATATATCAACTCACTCTGTCGTAGGTGTGGTTTGATGCTCCGCCCGTCCCTGTTCCCGCAGGGGCGGGTTTTTTTTATTATCTTTTGAATTTTATGTTGAAATGGAATCCCCAAGTCAGAGGCTTACGGTCGTAGCCGTAGTCATCATCGTCATTATCATCATCGTCAAAGTCGTCGAGGTGGAGATAATCGAGAGGATCATCGTCGTCATCATTGTCATCGTCGTAGTCGTCGTCAAAAAAGTCATCTTTTGGAGTGTCGCCGCCGACGATTTCTGCGCCGCAAAGCGTTACGCAGCGATCCTTGTTTTCTTCCATATACTTAGCATCGGCTCTTGACAGATTTCCGAGCTGATAGCCGTCCACAAGGACTTTAAAAGCGGGTTCGCCGCGATATTCATATTCTTCAAGCGCGAGCTCGATTTCTTTGTTTGTAAACGGAGGCTCGTGGTAATACAGTTTGCGGATCAGCTCCTGTCGGCTGGTGCCGTCGTCGTTGTTAAAGGTCACGCCGACGGTCTTTACACGATAAAATTCATATGTTTCCACCGGCTTGATCGGCTCTGCGGACGGAAGCGGTGTCGTGTCTATATTTGCCATTTTCAACTCGGAATCCGGCACAGCTCTGTCGGGAATGTCGACGGAATCAACTGCGGCGTCCCTTTTCTTTTTTGCGTGTCGCAGAATCAGAAATACACAGACGGCAACAGCCACGAGGCCGACCACGATAAGCACCGTAAAAAGAGCCGGGTGGGCGCTTTCCTTGATTTTTTCGATAAGTGCCATTATGCCGCCGAGTATAAACATGACCGCAATAATCAACACCCAGTTTGCTTTTTTCTTACCTTTTGCCATTTTTAACATCTCCTTAGCTTATTTCTCTGACAAGCAATCTCGGCACGCCGAGAATGTGATATGTTTCCATGTCCGCGCCTTTCAACTCTTTCGGCTGATATTCGGGATTTACGGGACTTAGCTTTACCATATCGTCAAAAACATCAACGCGCTTGAGCGTGGCGCACTCGCCGTCATATATGACGGCGCCGACATCGCCGTTCTTCTCGATGTAGTCCTGCTTCAAAATAAGAACTTTATCCTTTTCGTGGTAGAGCGGGTACATCGAGTTTCCGTGGACTTCCAATACAAAAAAGTCATTTTTGTTGCGTCCTTTTAGGTATTTCTTCGGGATATCTATAACGCCGCCGCTCCAATCTTCGATTGCGACTTCCTCATATCCTGCGGCGATAGAGCCAAGGACGGGAAATGTCACGACATCATCGGTAATGTTCGGCGCGTGAAGATTCTTTAGGCGGTTGCCCTCATAAATTGCAGTCGGCTCATTAACCCTGCCGGTCATATAGTCGATTGATACGCCAAGCCGATCACAAAAGTCATTAATAAATTCAGACTTAGGTTCTCGTTTGCCTTTTTCATAATTGATATATGTTGTATACGGGATGCCGAGAAATTTTGCAAAATCTTTTATGCTGCTAAAGCCTTTTGCCAATCTCACGTCTTTAAATCTATACATTATAACCACCTCTGTCAATATATTACCCGTTTCGGGTAATAAAGTCAATACAATAAAACGGACAGTTGCCAATTTGGGTATTGTGTATAAAAAATCAATACTCATTTTGTGCATTTTTTACGCTTGCAAAATACTTAAAGTGAGTATATAATAGAGGCAACAAAACCCAAAACAGGT